TAAATGCTTATCCTTTTTTTCCTATAATTATAAAATATGCGTGCCTACTATAGGTATAAATGCTTATCCTTTTTTTTGAATTTCTTAGGTAAATATGGAGTGATAAAAACTATTTTTTTATCTGATATAGCCTTGATCTTTTCTTCTTTAACTAATAGCTTGTAAGCAGTATCCCACCTTAAAAGCGTTATAATTCGCCTCTTTGACTTTGGCCCTCTTGAATACCTTCTCCGGTGAATAAAATGATAAAATTCTAATCTTCTTAAAGATAGCTTAATCGTTACTTCCGGTATTCCGATCTCCCTGGTAATATCCGGATTTGTTCTCCTGGTATTTCTCCACCGGTTGCATTTACTTGCTAAAAAGAAATAAATCTCAAAATCCTTATGAGTAAGTTTTGAAATAAGCCCTGAATTTATAAAGCCTCTCGGTATATAATCAAATTGTTCTCTTTTTTCCTTAGGTAATAAATTGCCTTCATTATCATATAAACTGCTTTGATTCAACTCCGGATTAAAATTTATTAGCGTTTTATCTTCAAGATCCATTTTTTCTTTAAATTCTTTTTTATTCATAAATTATTATCCTTTTTCTAAAATCCTGACCGGTAAGTTAGATATAAAGGATAATCAAAATTCTCTAATTACCGGCCAGGTAAGGCAAGCGGGGATCAGGCCACTTACCGGGGTATAATTTATCAGAATACCCTCAAATCTTTAAAATTTACCCCTTTATTAACGACTATTTGATCCCTCTGGTATCTTTATAACCTTAATGAGTGAATTTATATCTATATTGATTATTGTAAATATCTTTTTTCTTCTCTAATGGTAATGATTTCCACATTTTATTAATTCCCCGGGATTCCAACTTCGTGATCGAATAGTCCGGATACATTTTTAAAAGAATTCTAACTCTTACCAAATACTCAACGTCATCCCAAAAATCACTAATCATTTTTTCTGCTGCCTCTTTTGCTTGCTCTTTACTAAAACCGGGAAAATCAAATCTATCGGTTCCCATAATTTTTTAACCTCTTTCATTTTTTATAATCCCAGTAGAGCAATTAAGAGAAGGAAAGGTATTTGTCGGACCTTAGAAAGGTCTTAATCGCTCCACCGGGGAACCTAACCGGATATCGCTTTTTATTTTATTCCTCTTTTGGAACCTCTAACGCTTCCCGCAAGGATTTTACAACCTCTCCTACCATATCCGAGGCCTGGCTAAGTCTAGTTTTATCTTCAGCTTTAACAACTTCAGATTTTCCAACCGTTGCTAAATTGGTCATTATATCTTGAAGCAGGGTATACATTCTTGTCATTTCCTCAACCTTTTCTTCTTCCGGAGTCAAAGCCGGGACAGCTAAGGTAGCATCTCGAAAGCTAACTCCGGGATGTTTTAAAATATAATCGTCAATTCTTTTAATCTGTTTACCCTGTGCCTCATTATATTTTTCCAGTTCTTCTTTCTTTTCTTCCTCGCCCTTTTCTCGTAGTTCTCGTTCGGTAAATTTTTCTCTATCGGGGAATGATTCGCTTTTATCTAAAGTGGCCAGGACCGCCTGTCGATAAGTTAAATTTTCTGATTTGTGGTCCTCAAGGTATTTATTTACCTTTTTTTCTTCTTTGTTAAATCTTTTCTCATCATCATTTTGATCAGTCATTTCGTTTCTCACCTCTTTTCTTATTTTATTAAAATCATAAACAATCTCGAATTTTTTATATTTATCCGGATCTTTAGATTTTTTTTTCTCCACATCTAAATACTCTTTTTTAGATCCGATATAGATTATTTTTTGGTCCATAAATTAATCCCCCTTTGATCCCCCGGATAGAGCCCTTTTAAGCCAATACCGCCTTTGATATTCCCTTTGTTTTTCCGGATGTTTTTTATTCCAATTTCTAAGCCAAATTTTATTATAATCCGGATGTTTTTTTCTCCAATCTCTATGATATTCGAGCCTATTTTTCCTCATTTTTTCGTAAGTTTCGGGATCATTTATTTTTAAATTCTCTAAATATTCTTTTCGATATTTATATATATCTCTCCAAACTATTCTTAATTTCATCTTATCCGATATATTCATATCACCGATTTTTTTCAATTTGATCATTTCCTTTATTGCTTATTTTTTAAGATTCTGATAAAATAAAAAAGGTCTGTTTTTGCCTTCTAAAAAGGTTTTTGTGGCTCTTATGGAGTTCACCTTTTATTAGGTAGAAAACGCATATCTTTTTAAAAAGTGATCTTGATCTTGTCCGGTCCGGATCACTTTTTATTTTCCAACAAAAAAAGCACCGTCAAGGCTATTTAATTACTCCCCGAACGGTGCTCTGTTTTTTAGTAAAAGGCACTCTAACAATATTCTTTTTACCACCAATATTTATTATAAAAGAAAATTTTATATTATGCAAATTTTATTCCTTCCTTAATCACCAAATCCGCCGGATTAATTTTTTACCGATGATCTTATTTTTAACCCTTCTGGCAATTTTACCCGGATTACCACTTGTGATTACTTTCACATCGTTAGCTTTTCTGGCCAGCTTATAAAGAAAGCTAACCGTTTTATTCAACTTCATTTAATCATTACCCCCTTTATTCTTCTCCTGATAGAAAACGATCAAGATTTTTATTGCTTATATACCAACGTTGGCCAATCTTAACAGCTTTGATTTTACCCTCTCTTAAATATCGCCTGACTGTTAGCATAGATAAACCTAAAATACCGGTTAATTGATCAGTAGTAAAAAATGATATTCTTCTAATTTTTCTTGAAGGATATATATTTTTATTTTGATTCATAATATTATCTCCTTTTTAAAGTTTATTTAATTATATTTAGATTATACAACTAATATTTTTAGTGTCAAATTAAATTTACCAATCGGATTGTCTATATTCCCGGTCCTCTTCTTCCGGATAAAGAGAGCTTAAACGTTGGCCAGCGGATTTTCCTTCGATTACTTGTTCCGATTCCCCTTCTGCAGTTACAGCCCCATAACTGGCCATAGCCAAAGCCACCGCGATATCTATTTTTTTTGACTTGCCTTTTTTTACGATCCGATAACCCCTATCCATTTCCTTTGCCCTGCAGGCCTTTATGTGTCGCCTTACTTCCGGGGAAGGATAAAATTCTATATTCCCGAATTGGATCAGATCATAAAGATTTTGACTAAAATCAATAGTATTTCCAACCGTCTGGGGAAGTTCTTCCATAGGAAGCCCTATCTTTGTTAAGGTAACAGCAGACCGGTGCAACTGGTAAGGATCATAATAAACCAATTGCAGACTATAGCCCCGGTATAAATCGAGTAGATATCTCTCCACTGTTTCCTCTAAATCGATCGGATTTTCCTTTGTAGGCTGCCATTTTTTATAATTGGCTAAAATTATCTTATTTTCTTTCCTGGTAACTGCCACCACTGCGGTTGAATCACCGCTAACCGAAGCATCAACTCCCACCCATATTTTTATATTCTTATCCGGTAATTTGGGGGTCAATTTCTGATTAACGCACTGGTCAAATTTATCAATATCGATAAATTGAGTAATATCTTCTACCCATTTATTTTCGTGTAGCCTTAAAAAAGTATTTTTTCTTAATCGTCCTTCTTGCTGCATTAAATATTTTTTATTTTGCCAGGGCATTCGGTTAATGGGAATCCCGTTCTCTCCTTCCCAATAAAAGAAAAAAGTAGGGTCCGGATTCTTCTTTAATTCCATTCCCTTTTTAAATAACTGGTATAGTAGGCTTTCATCATCATAACCGGCATAGGTAACAATTAAGGCCAGGGGATTTTTTCTGGTGGGAACGGTGGTCATTTCTTCAAAAAACCTCTGCATTGATTCGTATTCATAACTCCAAAGTTCATCGAAAACCACCAGGTTGGGATTAAGGCCGGCACAAGAAATATCGGTAGGCAGGCACCGGCAGACGTTCCCGGTCTTGGGAATTTCAATACTATCTTTAGTGATCTTCGCTTGAATTAATGCGTATTTATTCATTTCTATTGCTTTTACCAACTTAGAAAATACAATCCAGGAAGCCTGGTCTTTATCCCTGGCCGCTAAATAAATTTCTGAATAATCTTCACCACAGTATAAAAACCACATAGCACATAAGGCCGCCAGGGTAGATTTTCCGGATTTTTTAGTTTCACCTATTAAGGCCATCGTATATTCTCGATCACCATAAAACAAGGGTCGAAAAATCTCCCTTTTCTGCCATCCGGTTAAGATAATAGGTGATCTCGTTTCCGGGATATAAAATTGCTCATTACCGAATTTAATTATATCGGTTTTATATTTAGGATCGGTTATCCGGATAGGTTCAATGGCCGGCTCTCTTGCCCTTCTCATTCTGTTCTGCACTAAATTTTGTAACTGTGCCATCCTCTTATCCGGGTCCTGGCTGATAAATTTCTTTTTTGGTATATAAGGCATAACTAATAAACTCTCTTACTAAAAAATTTAGATCTTTCTCCGAGTTTCTCTTTTTCTTTAATAATTTTTTCGATAGTTCTTTTAGCCTTTAAAAATTCATTTCTTCGTTTTTCTGTTAGATCCTTTTTCTTTAATTCAAAATTATAAAATGCTTCCGTTTTTTTAAGAGATTTTACTTTAATCTGATTTATTCTTCCCACTTTCTTATAATCACTCCTTTTAATTTTAATAACCCTGTCCTACGTCATAATCGTGAAGACCCGCAGGACAGGGTCGGCGATCCGGAGAACTCTGGAGAGAGAAAGCCGGATCACCGAAAATTTAAAGATATCCACCACAAAAAATGAGAGCAGATAATTGCCAACCGGCAATCTCAACCGAGACAACTGTTTTATTTTTATCTACCTCTAAAAAACAAATATTATTATCATAATATCCTGCGAAAATCCAATCTCCAGTAGAAGATCCTTCGTAACTGCTCCCATCTTCACAATAAGCAGTAAACCAGACTTCATAATTACCGATTGCTTCATTCCCGGTATTAAAAATTTTATACCAGATTTCTACCTGATCGTTCCCCATATCGAAATATAACTGCTCCCAATCATCAATTACAATATTAACCCGCAAAGTTTTCATTTCGAGGAAACAACCCGATAAAAATATAGCCAGTATTAAAAATAAAACTACCAAGAAATATTTCCTTTTCATTTCTAAAATACCCCCTAATTAAAATTTATTTATGCTTTTGTTTATATTCTCTATTGTATTTTTTAATCTTTTCCCGGTTTTTAATTCCCCAAAGTTTTCGCTTAACCCGGCAAGCCTGTTCGTGATCCTGGTAATATTTTAAATTCCTTTCCTTAATCATTTCTTTATTTTCTAAATACCATTTTTTAGCTTTTTCCTTTAAATGTTCTTTATGTTTTTCCTGGTAGTCCTTAAAATATTTACTCCGATCCCTTTTATTATTTTCCCGGTATTTTTTAATTTTGACTAATATTTCGCTTCTATTCTGGTAGTAATAATTCATATATTCTATTATCTTACAGGCTTTGCAGATGTTAGTCCGGCCGTCAGTATTTCGCCTGTCTACCGAAAATTTGAAGATCGGTTTTATTTCCCCGCACTTTGAGCAGACTTTAAAGCTTCTTGTTCTTTCGCTAATTTTATTTTTTCTCTCCTGAAAGTCCTGCCAGGCCGGAGAGAAAAGATTAGAAAATTCAAGATCCCCTTTCACTTTCTTTTATCGCTTCCTTTTTTTAATTAAATAACTTGCTTAAAATAGCTCAAAAACCCTTCAATTTTTAACGTGGTAAGGTTTTTTTGTCTTTTAGCGTGTGATTGTATTAATTTTTTAGTTTTGTTAAAAAAAGAGCTTCATATTTCGTTTTTAAGGCCTCTCAATTTCAAAATAGGTATAATCATAAGCGACCCTTCAAATATTCTTCATATAAGCGATATATGAACGTTTTTTAAAATCGAGGAAAGCCTTTGTTTATAGCGGTTATAGAGATTTCGGTTAAAAGTTTACGCTTTTTCATTTTAGATTTCTTCTTCTTAGATCCCGAATCCATTAATAACTTCTTTTATTTCTTCTTCTTCTTTTCTGCTTAGTTCTCCGTTCCGGTTAGCCCAAAAAGGCACATTTACAGAATTATCCCGGTGTCTTTTGTTATGGCATTTTTCACATACTAAAACACAATCCCCGGCCTCTCTACTATCCCCAATTCCCCAATTATCATAATCGCTATGGTGAATGGTTAATCTTCCTTCACTTTTACCACAATCCACACATCGGTTATTATCCCTGGCCCTAACTTCTTTAACTACTTCTTTCCAATGTTTTGAATTTTGATAGGCTAAATATAATTCTCTAAAGGCTAACCTATAATCAAGATCTTTATATTTTTTGATTTTTTTGATTAAATGAATTGTTATCATATTGGAACGTGGCATTTTATATATTTATCTCCTCTTCCATTTTATTAACTTCTTCCTGGCTGATTCCAATGTAACGCTTAGTTACAATTACGGATTTATGGCCTAACTTTTCATTTATCTTTTCAATACTGATCCCCTGCTTTCTGGCCTGATAGCCCCAGGTCTTTCTAAGGGTATGAGTTCCATATCGTTCACCATTAAGGCCAACCTCTTTAGTCCATTTTTGAATCAAGCCCCAGGCTCTAACCCGGTCCAAAGGCCGGCTTCCTCTTTCTGATTTAAAAAGATATTGATCGGGATCGGTTACCCTGGCCTTATTAAGATAATAATTTAAGGCCTCTTTAACCGTTTCATTTAACTTGATCTTAACTTGCCTCTTAGTTTTCTGTTCCTTCAAGTGAATAAACTCTTTTATGTTCCCCTGCTTATCGAGAATATCCTTTACTCTTAAAGATAATAAATCGGATATCCTTAAAGCCAGATTGACCCCGGCAACAAACAAGAGATAGTTCCGGGGATTCCCTTCTTCTTTTAGATTCCTTTTAATCGCTAAAATTTTTTTAGGATCTCGGATCGGCTCAACTACGTTCATATCTTTACACCACCTTTATATAACATTTTTCATTATTTTATAACTTATGTTATATAAAGTCAATACCCTTTAATAAAATACTTTTCAGGAATATATCAGACCCTTTATAAATTAAGCTATTTATTAGTTTTTAAACACCTTTTAAATAAAATAACACAATAACCCTTTTGTTAAATAAAAAAATCCGTTTTAACTCCACCGAGTATCCCGAGCACTCCAAAATTTTTAGAGGCTTCAACAGCAAATTTTTTGACCTTAACTGGCCTTCTTATTTAACAAAAGCATTCTTTCCCTTCTTTCCTGATTCATACTCTTAACCTTCGCCCCGATAATGATATAAAAATCCCTCTCGTTTACTTTGCCCTCTTTGACCGCGTTAACGATCACCTGGTAAAAAGAATCGAATCGATTTAAAAAATTTAACTTTTCCGGTAACATTTAAGATCGCCTCTTTTTTAAATTTTACTTACATTAAACAAACAAGCATTTGTTCGCCCTAAATCTTCTTTTTATTTTCCTATCTCTCCGGTCCTAAAAAATACTCGAGGCGGTATAAAATACTCTTAATTAAACACCGGGGAAGGAGATACACTCTACTAACCACTCTCTAAAGGCCTACTATAGGTATAAATGCTTATCCCTATGTATGGTATAAATGCTTATCCTTTTTTTCCTATAATTATAAAATATGCGTGCCTACTATAGGTATAAATGCTTATCCTTTTTTTT